ATCAATACTAAGTTCATCAGAAATAATATTAAAATAGCTGATGGAGAAAATGAAAACTCAAGTTCAGAACCTAAGAGACAGACATTATAGAGTCTCTATGAAATACTTTGAACTAAAGCATAAAATGGAAAAGGCAAAAAGACTTAAAGATGCTTTAGAAACAAAAGTAGTTTTGAAATTTGAAGAATTACTAGCTTAGGTTAGTAGTACAACTATAAACTGTAAAGGAAGGTTATGAATAGTATTGCCCAAGAGTTAAGTTCTAAAAACCCAGATGAAATCAAAGCAGAATTAGATTCTATTTCAGAAGAAATGTCTGAAGCACTTTATGAGTTTAGAAGATGCGAGATGTTTTTAAAAATAACATTTAGTCAAATAGCTTTAACTTACAAAATGGAAAAGAATTGTAGTGTAGCAGAAGCTGATAAACTAGCTTTTGCAGATTCTAAATATGCAACAATAGTAGAGGGTTTGTTATATGCTGAAAAAAAATACACACTTCTGAAATCTAAGTATGCAAACTTAATGGTATTCTGTGATCTTTGGAGAAGTTTCATGGCTAATAATCGTGAACTAAGTAGATAAATGAATGATAAAAAACACATTGAGAACTTTAACAATGAGTCTTATGAAGTGCGTTCTCAAAATTATAAAAATTATAGCGAAGATCGCTTTGAGTCTTACTGCCGTATGCGTTCTTATTGTTACACTAAGTTGTCTCTTAATTCTGTTACTCCCTCTCAAAGCTTCGCTGATAGTATTATCCCAATGTTTCAAAGACTCCCCTTATTCTATAAACTCCAACCAGATTATTTCATCTATAAATCTAAAGAAGAACATGAAAAAAGTGATAATAAGGAAAAATATCAATGGTTCGTTGAACTAAAAAATGCAACGTATGAGCAAGGAAAAACTTTAGCTAAAATAAAAGTTAGAGATTTAAAAAGATATACTTACTTTGAACAAGGTTATACTAATCAATGGACTCGCTTCACTATCTGCTTTCCTTTAGCTGATAAGATTATTTTTAAAAGTGTAGATCAAATATTAAAGCTATTGCCAAAGTCGCAATTAAAAAGCTTTCCAAATGATAATATAGAATACTTTGAAGTGCAGTTAAATTAGTGAATAGTATTTGAAATATCTTCATAATAATCATACCAATTACACTCCTCTAAATCCCACTCAACAGAAGTAATCCTTAGTTTTTTTACTTGTTTAAGTGAAGCTAGAAATGAATGTGAGTTAGCAAAGTTTTGGCTATCAAAGAATCTGACATGAGCAATATCTTCTTTTATATTCTCATCATTTACCTTAACAAAACTGATTGCATAGGTAACTAAATAGAAGTTCATTTAACACTCTTGATTTCTTTAATCCTCTTAATTCCATGCTTATCAGTTTCAATAATAGCTTCAACTTGTTTACAAGACCAATTAACATTAGTTCCTTGATCTCTTTCTACTTTACGTTTTTGTTCTAAGCAATCTGCGACAGAAGTCTTTGGCGAATAACCTTCTAGTTTATCACCCATATACATTAGCAAAGCAAATACTAACTCAACCATTACTTACCTCTTAATGTATCTAATTCTTTTTCAAGTTTATCTATTTTCTTTTCTAATTGTGCTATCAAGACTTTAGTGTGTACGTTTTCTTCTAGTTGTTTAGAGTGTTTGTCTATTGATTTAGCTTGGTACTCAATCAACATATACATTTCTTGATTCTTAGGAGTTTGTTCTGCTTTTTTTAATAGATCTTGTGCCATTAGCTTCTCATTAGTTTCAAGTCTATTAAGTCTTTCAACGATTCCAAAGTAAGTCCAAACTGCTACAACGATAGCAGATACAATAGCAACAATATTTTTAATTGGTAAAGATACTTGTGTTTGATCGCTTAACTTTAGACTATCCATTTTCTTGATCGTTTGGTTTTGGTCTTGATGCTAAAGTTCGTGCAATAGATTCGCCTGATCTACCTACAACGTAACCACTTAATCCAATGTTAAGACAAGTCCAAACATCAGAAGGTAATTCAATTCCAATCTTTTTAGAAAATAAAGCTAATATAATTGGAGAGATAATATAGTTAAGAACTAAGATACCAATTAAGATGTACATTAATAATGGTCTCCAAGAACTTGCAAACCAACCAGCTTTCGCTTCAGCTTCAACTATTCTTGCAGATGCTTTTAATTCTTCAGTTCCTGAAGTTAGTAATTGCATATTCAAATCAGCTTTTAATTTTTCCTGTAAATTTTTATCAGGAACAGATTTCTCTATTGTTTTAAAAACTGTATTTAATAATGGTGCAAATGCACCTAAAGCTGGTAACATTAATGATACTCCTCAATGTATAATGCAATACTAGCTGATACAGCAGTTGTAGCATCTGCCTTTGCTCTAATTTCAATATCTGTTTTTTGATCTATAAGAATTGGAATTGGAAATTCTTGATAAGCATTACCACCGAATAAAGTTTGATAACCTATTGTGTTGTAAGCATTACCATCAGTAACTCGTCTAATCATTAGTTTAGCTTCAATTTCTTTTTGTTTAGAAACTCCAACTCCAGCAGATAAAATAAATGCTCTTGAATTTGCAGGGACAGTATAAACACAAGATAATGATTTACCATAAGTTGGAAGTATTGTTGCAACAGCAATAGCATTAACTGTAACTGTGATTGTGCCTACGTTTGCGTTTCCAGTATTTGCATTAACTAAAGTTGCAGAAAAAATCCTTAACCAAGTATTAGTAGATGTTTGTCCAATAGTAACTCTCTCAGATTGAACAACCCAGTTTGCATTTAATCCATAAAGATCAACTGTTCCACCATTGTCAGAAACAGTGTCAGAACTTGCAACAGTAGCAGTCGTAGCAGTTGTTGGGTATGCGTATAATCCACCACCTGACCATACTGTTTCAAATGATGTTCCTACTTCTGAATTATAGCCAAATGTGGCATAAGCTGTAAAATCTTCTACTAATCCTTTTTGTACTAGCAATCCAAATGGTGCTTGTTGGTTTTCTTCCTTATTTTGTATATTAAATGGCATTACTACTTAAAACTCCTAAAATTTGACTGTTTAAACCCTTAAATTACCCCTAAATTTTGATGAGATAGAAGTTTTTAAGCTAGTTCCCATAATAAAGCCACTATGCTTTAAAATGCGTTTAAATCGGTTTAAATGATATTATCTACTTTTAGTTGAATCTATTAGTAGTTCTATGTAGTGTTTTGCCTTTTCTAAATCCACAACACCACCCTTCTCTTTAAAACGTAGCACGTACTTTATAATGTTTCCTTCTACAAATCCAATATTATTTTTGATGATAAATTCTACTGGTTGGATTTTGTAATTCTTGTAGTGGCTTCCACCAACTTGTTTTTTAAATGACTTCATAGATTGTTCTTCCGTTTCCTTTATATGCTCTTAAATACATTTTACGATTGTTAGCTTTGTTATAAGATATATGAACCCAACCTGAGTTAGCTTCTTCTGGTTTCCAAAATTCTAAAATAACTTGATCGTATGGTAAGTGATTAACAACCCAATCAGCAAGTTGTTTATTAGGCACTCCTAATACTTCACAATCAACTGCCATACCAGATGCGTGTTGAGATGTTGCAGAAGAACCTATGGCTTTGCATAATTCTTGTGATCTATAACCTGAAGTTATTTTTATATCGCCAAATTGATTTATAATAGGATTGATTATTTCGTGGATTAAAGTTTGTAAGTTAATTAGGATTTGATCTGTTGGAGTGTTGTCTATTCCAAGTCTTGTAGCAGTTTCAGAAAACAGTAACTCCTTCAGGTTTACTTCTCTCATATATAAATATTGTTATCCCAATCTCCGTTTCGCTTCAAGTACATTGGTGTTAAGGAAGGCATACCATTTGTAATTAATCCACAAGATAGAATTGGTTTCTTTAAATTAAGTCTCATGTAATTCATAGCAAGAGCATCTTTATTAATTAAACAACCAACAGTCATTCCAAAGTTTAAATGAAAATCGTTACCATGAAATCTTACTTCTGATATTGTATGATAATGTCCCTGAACTACTGATAAAGCATATTGAGCAACAGCTTTAGAAACATCAGGAGAGAATTGGTGTCCAAATAATATTCTACCTTTTCCTGTATCTATAAAATGCTTTTCTTTCCAGTTCCAACCATTACCAACTTCTAAGATTTGATTGTACGACTTAATAAAAGATTTAGTCATTCCTTTTGCCATAGCACGTCTTAAAACCATAGAACCATGATTTGATTCTAGCAAAGTCATTTGTGGGAATAGTTTATGAAGTCTATGTATTTCTTTTTTACCAAGTTCTAATTCATCTTTAGGAGATGGAAGATCAGGGTCTATTGTGTGAGATACATTAATAGAATGAAAGTCCATTTCATCACCAATGTTTACAACTGTATCTGGTTTATATTTAGCTTTTAATTTAGTTAGGAATCCATGCCAGTCTTTATGAGCAAATGGAAAATGAAGATCACTTATAACAAGTATTCGTTTATTCATAACTACCTAGTAGTTGTATTCGTTTTGTTTGGCAATACTTACTTAGCTAAGAATATAGTAATTAAAGCCAATGATAAAGCACCTAGTCCACAAAGGATAGACCAGAATAATGTTTCTAGTTTCTTTTCTAGTTTATAAACAGAAGTGCCTAGTATTTTAAGTTCTCGCTTAATTCCTGTGATATGTCCCTTTAGACTTATTAATTCTTCGTTGTGAGTTCTTGCCATTGTCTTTTTCGCATTTGCAAGACTTTAGCAAGACACACCCACCAATCCAAAGTTTGAAAATGCACATTAAATTTTATGCACTAATATCAAACTATTGTGTTTTAATAAAGTT